TGAATAGACGTGTATCAGTTAATTTAGACGAAGCCTTTGCAGAGCAATGGGCTGAGAACTACGGATAAGGAAACTAAAATGCCAGTACCATTAATAGCAGCCGCAGCAGCGGCAGCAGCGGCAAGAATTGCAGCAAAAAAAATAGCACAACGAGCAGTAGGTGGCATTACAGGTGCTGGTGCTAAAAGCATTAACAAAGTTTACAAACAAATGGGTCCTACAAAATCTCAAAAAGATACTATGAGACATGAGATTCGTATTGACCAAGAAAAATTAGCCGAAAAACAATATAAAGAACACTTAAAAAAGTTTAAATAATTTTTAATTAACCGTTAGGAAACCAATGGTATTATCTATAGAACAGGTTGCTGCACGGGTTGAGTCCCTAAAGCACCGCTCTTCAGAGCGTGATAGTCGTCAGCAAGACGTGCTATCCGTTCGCAAAGGAAACATTTCTGAAGTTTATCCAGAGTTCTTTCCTGAAGGTGTAGATGCAAATGTAGTTGCTAACTTCATTGACATTGTTGCCCGTGATTTATCAGAGGTAATGGCGCCATTGCCAGCAGTTAACTGCTCTGCTGTTAATGCTGCAAAAGATAATGCTCGCAGGTTTGCAGATACACGCACACGTATTGCTAGCAATTATTTTTTCCATTCAGAATTACAAGTACAGATGTATACAGGCGCAGACTGGTACATCACATTTGGATTCGTTCCTTTCATAATTGAATTGGACGATGAAGCAGGCATACCACGTATTCGCATAGAAAGTCCTATCGGGGCTTACCCAGAGTTTGACCGCTATGGACGTTGTATTGCTTTTGCTAAACGCTACTCACTATCACTTGGAGAATTGGTTAGCCAGTTCCCTGAGTTTGAATACCAACTGTTAGGACGTGATGGTTACGACCAGAACCTTAATACACAGATGGATATTATTCGTTACTACGATAAGGACCAATCAGTAATCTTTGTTCCTTCACGTAATAACTTAATTTTGTCACAGGCTAAAAATCCTATTGGCAAGATGATGGTAGTAGTAGCACGCCGTCCCTCTGTAGACGGCGAAATGCGTGGACAGTTTGATGATGTTCTTGGTATTCAGTTGCTTCGCAATCGTTTTGCATTACTTGCAATGGAAGCAGCAGAGAAGTCAGTTCAATCACCAATCGTAGTTCCAGGCGATGTACAGGAGTTTGAGTTTGGTGGAGATGCGGTTATCCGCACTAACTCACCAGCAGGAGTACGACGTGTCGAACTTCCAATTCCAGCAGGTGCATTTACAGAACAACAGGTTCTTCAACAAGAACTACGTATGGGTACACGTTACCCAGAATCTCGTACTGGAAATCTTGATGCATCAATTATCACGGGACAGGGTGTTCAGGCACTCATGGGTGGTTTTGATACACAAGTTAAATCAGCACAGGCTATCTTTGCCTCTGCTCTTAAGAATGTTATTTCTCTTTGCTTTGAGGTTGATGAAAAGTTTTACAACTTTGAAAAGACAATTCGTGGCGTAGATGCGGGAGCACCATACGCCGTTGACTATTTACCATCAAAGAATATCAAGGGTGACTACTCAGCAGATGTCCGTTATGGAATGCTGGCTGGTCTTAACCCAGCGCAGGGACTTATTTTTATGCTACAAGCCCTTGGCGGTAAATTAATTTCTAAGGATTTAGCACAACGTGAACTTCCATTTGGAATTAACGTAACTCAGGAACAAGAAAAGATTGAAGTAGAAGAAATGCGTAACGCATTAGTCTCTTCATTACAGGCAAGTGCACAAGCAATTCCACAGTTAATTGCTTCAGGCGGGGACCCAACTACTATCGTTAAGCAGATTGCTGATGTCATTCGACTTCGCCAATCTGGTAAGTCTATTGAAGACTCTATTAACGATGTATTCGCTCCAGAAGAATTACCTGCTGCTGGTGCACCTATGGTTGAGCAACCGTCCCCTGCTCCCGCCGCGCCAGCAGCAGGCGCTCCTGAAGCACCAGCGTCACTTCAATCTTTATTCTCTAGCCTTAGTGCCAGCGGTAGAGCAAGTGGTGGAGCAAGAACTGTAACGCGACAATAATCTAAGGAGGGGACAATGACAACACTAGTAGCAATTCAAGGTAATGGTTGGGCAGCAGTAGGTTGTGATTCCCGTTCATCTGGTGATGATGGTCGTTGCATGGAACTTGCAACACATAAGATTATTGAAAACAACGGAGTTTTAATTGCAGGTTCAGGGGCAAGCCGTGGCTCTAACATTTTACAGTTTGGGTGGAAAGCACCTAAGCCACGTGTAACAGATGATTTAGATGTATTTATGACTCAGACATTTATACCAGAAATGCGTAAATTGTTTATAGATTCTGGTTATGATATGAAAGAAGACGGGGATGCAGCAGCACATGATTCGCAATTTCTTGTTGTCGTTCGTGGAGTTATTTATCCTATCTTTGAAGATTATTCTTGGGATAGGGATATGCGTGGTATTTACTGTGCTGGGTCTGGTGCTGATATTGCTCTTGGTGCCATTGAGGCTTTTGCTACAAATAGAAAACAAACTACGCCAAAGGTGGCAGAGTTAGATATTAGAATGGCGATTAACATCGCTTCACGTTGGGATATTCACACGGCTGAACCAGTCATAGTGAAAGTACAACATGCAAAATGAGTAAAACATTTAGAGACAAAATTGAAGAAGCACTAAGAATCCTTATAGAAGAGGATGAGAAGGGGACTGATTACATCTGCGTCAATTGGTTGTTAATAACCGAATGGGCAGACTACGAAGGGTCCCGCTATTTACACACAGAAGTTAGTGAAGCCATGACACCATGGAATGCCTACGGCATGATGAAGATGGCTCAAGAATATAACAGCGAAGTGCTAGGCACTAAGGCTGAAATTATTGATGACAAAGAAGAGGATGATGAATGATAACAGAATCTGGCGGACGTGGCGGTTACAAGAAGCCTTCTAATCCAACACCAGTTTCACTTCCTGGTGCTCTTTCTAGTCGTACTGATGGCTCTCCTACACAGGCTGCTACATACATTCCTGGTTTACCATACGGAGAAGGCGAACAAACATACAGTAATCAAACAGCAGCACCTATGGCTGGTACTCCTTATGATGCACTTCCAGCACAACCAGTATCTTTAGATACACCAACACAGTATCCAGATGAGCCAGGAACTGCTGGCATTGACCGTGGTCCTGGAGGCGGTTCAGAACTTCTTGCTGGTATGCCAAAGCCAAAGCCAAACCCAATGGACACTCTTAAGAAAGTAAATCTCTTTGATGATTCTGGAGAAGCAGAATTAATCTTAATGAACTTCTTCACTAGTTAGGATACTTAATGCGCGTTTTAAAACCCATAGTCGCAGAAATGTCTCCGAACCTTTACTCAGCGGCACAACGAGCAAATCTTTTACCTGAAGAACAGAACCAACTTGAGCAAATGAGTTGGGCTGTTAAGAAGAATAAAGAACTTACTCGCATGAACTCAGCAGATGCTCGCAAAGTATTTGAGAGTCTTGACCCTGATGCACAAGAGGGATTAAAGTTTTTTTATAAAGATGCTGACTACATGCAAGCACCACCAGATTTTGGTGACCGTGCTGTTGGTGCATTAAAGTTTGCTGGCAAAACTGTTGCTAGTCCTTTGATTGCTGTCTTTAAAGTTGCTGGTGCTTATAACCGCGCTATTAATACGCCATACCTTGTTGGCCGTCAGGTAGCACAGGGCGAAAACATCTTTAGTGCAAACGTATGGTCTGATGCTTGGAACGGCACAGATGTATACGATAACGGTGCTTTAAAAGAAGCAACAGACCGTTTTGGTAAAGCAAATGTTTACATTGCTAAAGGACTACTTGCGGGTAAGCGTCCAGGAGAAATCCTAGAAGCATACGGAGAACTTACTCCTGAGATTGCTAAAGCCTTTGAGATTGCATTTAATGAACCAGAAGAGTTTAAGCAAGTTTTAGATGCAACCAAGTACGCACAGGTTTCTTTAGGTCGTGACGTTGCACGTATGCTAGATACCAAGCCACCAAAAAATGGTGCGCTTGCTGGTGACTACATTGACGGAACAACTAAAAACATTTCTGGCGTTATTGATTTTGCATACCAGATTGTAATTGACCCATTTACTTGGATTACTGGTGGTGCATCTGGTGCTGCTAGAAAAGGTTCTCAGTTGGCGCAGATGGTTACTGATGCTGCTCAGTCAGGAAATGTTGGCTATGGAGTATCCCGTGCTTTTAAAGATAAGGGAGTGCAGACTCTTTGGAATGACCAACTTGGTCCAGCCATTGAGAAGTTGTCTAAGGCAGAGACGGTTGCAGAGCGTGCAAAGATTCGCCGTGCAATTGGCAAGTTAACTCCTGGCTACAACAATGATGAAGCAATTGCCTTCTTGGAAAGAAACAAAGTCTTTAATGCAGATGAAGCCGAAAAGGTTTTTAGTGATGCAGAAAATACTTATTTGCTTTTATCTGGTCGTGTAGATGGTATTACCTATCGCCGCAACGGTATAGCCGTTGCTCGTACTAATCGCCGTTTGAGTGATGGATTTAATAACATGCTTGATTCTGTTTTTAACAAAACAGTATCTAAGCAAAACATTGATGAGTTTAACGCTAAAGGCGAAGAGGCTTTTGATATTCTATTAAAGTCTGGTGAAAACTCAGACAAGGCTTTTAATCCAAACATTACAGAACTTACAAAAATTGAAGATGACATCAAGGGTCTCAAGCGCATTGCGCTTAAGGCTGGTCGTCTTGCAGCACGAAACCCAGCAGGTCAGCAGATTCTTATTGGTGAAGAAGCAGTCAAGACAATTGACACAGTAAGACTTGTTGCACGACAGGTTGTTAATCGCGACATGGCTGATTTTATTGCTCAAAAGTTTTTGCGTTCCTCTGAAGATGAGCAAGTAGTTATTGTTCGTAATCTATACGCAGCAGTTATGCAGCGTGCAGGTTTGGCTGGAGACCCTAACGGCGA